CCGCGTCACTTTCACTTCCTCCATTGACACAATCTACGGCCAGACGACTGTAACAAGCGAGGCATAAATGGCTTTGAACCTCGACACGCTGGGGCTATCGGCAACGGTAACCGCCCAGGGGATTAGTGCGCCTGATTACCAGACAATCCTCGATACACTGACCAGCTATTTCAGACAGATTTACGGTAGTGATGCCTACCTCGAACCAGACAGCAAAGACGGGCAAATGGTCGCGCTGGTGGCTCTTGCCGTGCATGACGCTAACAATACCGCTATCGAGATCTACAACTCGTTTTCACCGACGACAGCGCAGGCCGCAGCGCTTAGCAGCAATGTGAAAATTAACGGGATCACGCGAAAAGTAGCGACAAACTCTACTGCCGACCTTCTGTTAACTGGTACGGCAGGCACGACTATCACGAATGGCTCCGCAAGGGATAAAAACGGCATTATCTGGAATTTTCCCGCGAGTGTAGCGATCGGCGTTGACGGTACTGTGCTGGTGACGGCCACATGTGCGAATAGCGGTTCGGTTGCGGCGATGGCCGGGACAATCACCACCATTAACACACCGACTCGCGGCTGGGTGTCGGTAACAAACCCAACTGCGGCCACCGTAGGCGCTCCGGCAGAAACCGACGCAGAGCTGCGCATCAGGCAGGGGCAGAGTGTAGCGTTGCCGTCTATTACGCCGTTCGAAGGTGTCGACGGCGCTATTGCGAATGTTGCAGGCGTGACGCGCCACAAGTTATATGAAAACGACACCGGGAGCATCGACAGCAACGGACTGCCGGAACACTCGATTTCTGCCATCGTTGATGGTGGAGATGTTACCGAGATCGCGCAGACTATTCGGGGTAACAAGGGGCAGGGGGTTGCAACATACGGGACAACCTCGGTCACTGTACCGGACACCTACGGCAATCCACACGTAATCAGTTTTTCGCGGTCGACTGATGTCCCGATTTACGGGCATATCACACTGAAAGCCTTTACGGGCTACACGTCGCAAATCGGTGTACAGATTCAGCAGGCGGTTGCCGACTACATCAACGGTCTGACCATTGGTGATGATGTGCTGCTGAGCCGGATTTATTCCCCGGCGAACCTCGGCGTGGTGAGTGGCGGCAATGCGCGCTATTACGACATACAGGAGCTGCTGATTGGCAAATCAACCGGAACCGTAGCGGCAGCAAACATCATTATCGCCTACAACGAATCAGCGTCCTGTAAGCCTGAAAATATTGTTCTAACGGTGACGTCATGAGCAAATACACGGACCGCATTACCAACTACCACGCTACGAAGCCCAAATATTTTGCACACATCGACCTGAGCACCCGGCCACTGATAGACATCACATCAGCCACCAGGGGGCTGGTAACCGCGTTTGACATCGATACTGCGGTCGGCGTCCAGCTCGATACCCTCGGGCTCTGGATTGGGCGAAGCAGGATTGTCAGTCAGCCGATCAGCGGTGTTTATTTCAGCCTGGATACTGAAGGACTCGGTTTTGATCAGGGGGTATGGCAGGGGCCGTATGACCCGGACTCTGGTTATACCTCACTGAGTGATGAAACTTACAGAATCATTCTGAAGGCAAAAATAGCAATCAACAACTGGGACGGTCGTAACGACTCGCTCCCGCCAATCCTTGACGCTGCACTAGAGGGCTCTGGCCTGAAAATGCAGATCGTCGACAACCAGGACATGACCATCAGCATCTGGGTATTCCCGGAGACTGATATTTCGAACGTTTCTCTCGAACTTATCGCTGCAATTCGCCAGGGCTACCTGACGGTGAAAGCGGCGGGAGTCTGGGGAGGAAGCATAGAAATCCCGGCGGTAGAAACACCGTCAGAAGGAAACCGATTCTTCGGTTTTGATATGGATAACGAATATATCGCCGGATTTGATGTAGGCGCATGGGGAGAATTACTTTAATGGCTATTAATGATTTTAAACCGTTCGCAACTGGGCCTGGCGCAAACGTGATGCCGCAGGCTGACTGGGAAGCTCTGCCAGCGCTTTTATCCGGTTTCATGTCCGGTAAGGCATCCAGTGCGCAGATTAACAAGGCGATCCGCCAGGCGGCATTTATCGCTGCGGCGCTGGCTCAATACACCGCAAATAAAAGCGGTGAAGACGTTCTGGACGATGGGGATGTAGCAGGATTTATCGCGAAGATGTCCAGCGCCTTTGGAAAAGACTACCAGCCACTTGACGCGACGTTAACTACACTTGCTGGTCTCGCTACAGGGGCCAATAAACTTCCGTACTTTACCGGCGCTGATGCTGCAGCCCTGACAGCATTAACCAGCATCGGCCGGGATATCATTGGTAAAACATCAGTCGCTGACGTTCTCACATACCTTGGTTTGAAAGAGGCAGCAAAAAGGGACGTCGGAACAGGTGCGAATCAGATCCCGGATATGTCTAGTTTCGCTATGTCGATGGGGCAGACGGGCAGACAGTTGCTGCCATCCGGCATGCTCATTCAGTGGGGCGTAATTGCGTTAGGTAATGACGGGAACGCGTTCGGTACATTGCCGGTTGCATTTCCGAACAGCATTCATGGCGGCTTTGCCGGTGAAGCTGCTCCTACTGGCTGGGCTTCGAATTCATGCGTCGTGGCGGCATTCGATCTGGCGCAATCCTCACGCACAGGCGTAACTGTGCGTGCACGCTCAATTGTAGGAACTGGTGGCCCAACCACGTCAACTTCAACACTCTCCGTTCGTTATTTTTGCTGGGGTTATTAATGAAATTTTATTCTAAAAGCACAGGTGGCTTTTACGACGCTGAAATCAGCGGTGATGATATTCCTGATGATGTCGTAGAAATTACCGATGAAACATGGATTGAATTGCTGAATGGTCAGGCTGAAGGGAAAATTATCACAGGGGATGAAAATGGCTATCCGGTACTGATAGATCCGCCACCACCGAGTTATGAAGAGTTAGTTCAGATGGCAGAAAACGAGCGTCGGAGACTACTGGCTCATGCTGACGCGGTAATGCTCGACTGGCGTACTGAGTTGATGCTGGGTGAAATCAGCGACGCCAACAAAGCTAAGCTGTCGGCGTGGATAGCTTATAAAAACGAGGTTAAGGCAGTTGATGTGACAATCGACCCTGCGCACGTTAAATGGTCCACCATCCCCGAAGTGTAGTTCATACTGAATTGCGAGTTAGCACCCCGTGTTTCACATTCCCAACGGCACACCTCACGGTGTGCCAAGTAACTTTCTATGCTGTCGTTTCGATCCCGAAATTTTCCCGACGGCACCACGAAACCAACGGCAACTGATTGATCTTGAATGGGTGCAATAGTAAGTATTGGGAGGTGTATTTTAGTGGGTTTTTTGTTTTAAGTAATTGGTTTTTATATGTAATTACGTTTTACATTGTAAACAGGAATCGTATTCGGTCTCTTTTTATTGTCATTGTATATCAGCAACTTACAAGGACCGATCCGAAATCTTCCGAAATTTTTCCGAAATTCTGTATTCCGGTCTTTTTGGTTATATCACAACCAAAATCAATTTAACATTTTTTTCACCGGAGAAATTAGAGCATCACATACGCTTTTTCGTCGCGCTCATCGAGGTACATGTTTGTTGTTTCTTCCGAGGTGTGGCCTAACAATTTTTGGGCGAAATCTTTCCCATACTCATCTTTATAGAGTCTTCCCGCCAGGCTACGGATCTCGTGAAACGTTGGCGGAGTGTCACTAAATGTAATGCCGGATAGTTTCCGCGCAGCCACAAATTTTTTGGTTAATCCATCCGGGTGAATGCTTCCATCAGGACTATTTTTCCTTACCCCGGCGCTAACCATATAATCACTACGACTCACAAGCCGGCAGCGGTCGATCACTGTGCTCAGGCGTAAACCCGCAGCGGGTAGTGTGAGGGATAGCGGTAACGCTATTTTCATTCCCGTTTTAATTTGCGTTACATATAACCGGTCGCCGTTAATGTGGCTGAACCGCATGCTGGCTACGTCTTCCCGGCGTTGGCCCGTAACCAATGCAAGATCCATCGCAAGGGGAAACCAGACGGGCAATTGCTCAGCCGCTGCGCGCGTGGCTCGATAGGTTTCTAATTGCAGTCGTTCCCTCATAACTTCTATCTTCGGCGCTCGGGTTGGCTCCACCGGGTTCTGCGCAATATGACCTTCGACAATTGCCTCCCTGAACATATCGGATAATCTCGGCTACGCAATGGCTGATGCTGTGAAGGTGATTGATGGGGCGATTGCGGCGTTTGGCGCTGAGCCTGTGGCGTGGACAGACGAGGAGGAGTTGCGCGACGCGAAAGTTGCTGGAATCGGTTATTTGTTTGGCATTGACAAAGATGCTAATAAATTTGCTGACCCACGCCGCCAGATAATGCTCTACCGCCACGCGCAGCCAGCGCCTAGATTTATTCCACCCGAGCTAACCAGAGAAGAGTACAGGCGTAGATTCATGATGGAAGACAACTTCGATGACACTTATCGAGGAGGATGGAAAGCCTGTCGCGCCGCCATGCTTCAGGCTGGCAACTCTCCGGTAATCGGCATTGACCTGGCATCTGAACCTGATCGCTCGGTGGAGGTTCGTCACTTTACGCCTCCTGGCTACGTTATGGTGCCGGTTGAGCCAACAATGGCAATGCTGGACGAGTTCGACTCAATTATTGATTACGGTACAGAAGACTCAAAGGATGCATGGAGCAGACTGATTGCAGCAGCACCGAAGCAGGAGGCGAAGTGATGACAGAACGTCAGAAATTCATGGCAGAAATAGAGCGCATATGTCGCGGGAAGAACGCCAGATACGCACTGCACGATTGGGAGTTGTATTTTAGGTTAGGGTACAGAGCCCATAATGCAGGCGAGGCATATCGCGAGGCTATCCAATGCGAGTGATACCAAATCAATTCGACCAAAGAGAGGCAATCTTGTAACGTAATTTCTGAATATTAAGAGTGTGAATAAAAAAGGCGGGGATCCCCGCCTTTTTAGGTTAAATCTTCTCTCCCGTAAACTGAAATTGCTGTTTTCCTGCGGCTGAAGGGAGGACGAACCACAGGTAGGTTCTTGGAGCATCCTCAGTTATGGATACCTTTGCCGGTGTATTAACAGCATATGAAAAACCTTGCAATAACGCAGTTTCGATACCAGAGATGCTGGCTCTTGTGTCGTCTACCATCCAATAGCTAGCAATTTTGGGGTTCCCACTGCTATTAGTAAGATTTACATCAAGATAAACTCTCTCAATTCCATCACTGCCCGTGCGTCTAGCTACTGTATAATTATTTACGCGATAGTCAGCCATTCTTCATCCTTAGTTTTAGTTATGTTTCAATGCTATAAATTCACTACATCGACAATGTACACTTTGATTTTTAATAATCAACCAGTCATAATTAAGTCACCGCAGGACTGAACGCCCGGCGGTGACTTCTGCGCATTTAAGTGGACTTAAATGCGACCACAATCTGAGCTCTTCACCTTGTCACAGATGCAGAAATGCACCTGCGATTTTCTGCATTCTGCGTTACCTCTTGGAGGTGGCGTATGAAGCAGCAATATCTCCTCCGTAACCCAAACATCCGCGCCAATGCCATCAATGCGATTAACCAGTTGCAGCTCGACGAGAAGCGCCCGGTCGTCATCGAGATAAAAGAAATGACACGCTCTATCGACCAGAATGCGAAGCTTCGGTGCTGCCTGAGCGATGTCAGCAGCC